CATACAGATTTTCGCCGCCTTTCATAGCGACTCTAGCCATAGCCTCACCAGTCATAAATTCTTGAATTAGTTGCAAAACTTTTCGAGCTACATGACCTATTGAAATTTCAACAATCGCAAGTTTGTCCGCAGCTCTAGCATTTTGTGCATCCGCAATAATAGATGCTTCTGTCGCTGTGCGACGAATCTCAGGCATAGCGCCTCTTGCATACTCTGAAACACCTGAAACAGTATTAATGTCTTCTTCAATAATGTTTGAATACGCATAAATATCGTTTGAAATAGGAACCTGTGGCATAGGTACAACAACCTCGCTTAAAGGTTTGTTCTCATCAACAACAGGAACCAAACGACCATCTTCATCCGACTCTAAAGCTTCACGACCTTCAGGTCCGAATGAACGCTCGTGATACAAATATTTACGAGCATATCTTTTTCTGTCATTCATCAACTGAGATCTAGTCTTATCTAATTCCAGTTGCAAAGACTCTATAGGTTCAATATCACCCACAGGATAAAACAATTCAGGCACATCATAATTTCTTATCATTACAAAAGGTTGCCCAAAAGCGTACGGCATAGGTGTAGGTGACACTAAGAAACCTTCACCGTTGTCAGCAAACACTGACATTGTGTTAGATGGAATATCATAATATTCCCAAATAACTACACGATCATCGCTAAGAAATTCGTTTTTATTATCTTCGTAATAACCATCCGAGTACATAGGGTTAATGTTTGCGTTAGCAGTCAACCCTTTGCGAATCGATGGACTGTACCTGCGATCTTCTTTAGCTTCTTCTAAAGGACGAATAACTCTTTGAGCTATCCAAGTAAGATCCTCCATGCAAGTAGCTTCAGGATCAACAAACATGTCGAACGGAGAAACCCTTTCAACAAAAGGCTGATCCTCAACAATAGTCATTTCAGTCGTTGGAAGATTAGCTGCTATATCCTCATTAGTAGGCAGCTCCCCTGCCATAGCAGGATTTTCCACAGCAAACATGTCTGCTTCCTCAACAGCCATATCATAAATTTCTTCACGTTCACCGTCGCCTATAGAACGTTCCTGTTCAATAAAACGCCAACCGACTTTTAACCAGCCGTGACCGAAAATAAGAAAATCTTTAACAGAACGACGGAAAGGCTTACGGAAATCGTGATGCCTCCACAAATGGTTAATAACAGCTTGAACAAACGCTGCCCTGTCCTCATCACCAGGATGATTAGCTTTAACCGTAATCTTAGGATGATTAACAGAAACACTAGGTGCTATAACGTTAATCGTTGAAAAAGCCAGGTTAACAGCAATCAGATCACGTTGAGCTGTTGTAGTTAACGGCCAATGTTTACCACGATACAAATCTATTAAACGTCGCCAAAGATTGTCATAACCTTCTTGATCCCGCCAACGTCGTGAAAGATCCAACTTGTGTTGGAAATCACCTAACTGTTCAGATCTTGTTTTACGTGCCATTAAACTTTCTCTATGTTTCTGCCTTGAGATCTTGCTTCAGCAACAATTTTTTGTTCACGCTCATTACGAGTTAAGTGTATCTCATCAGGAGCTAACGCACGTTCACGCCAAGCACGATCTGTGTGTACTCGCAATCCTAATAGTTTTTGTCGCCACTCCCACAAATCCAACAATTCTTCATGCGTTTTAGGACCTTTATGGTCTTTAACATATTTGCAAAACTCTTGGTATGTGGCCTCAGGAGGGAGGACCGCCATTGTTACGGACGCTTAGTGTGCGGCGTATAAGTATGACCACCCAAAGCAGGTTGCGGATCAACATTAGGTTCAACCTTGCCAGTTGTACCATGCTGATTCATAGGTGTTTCACGTACTGTGTTTTCCCCATAACCACCTGTCTGGTTAGCATATTTAGGATCGTCAAATCTTTGACGAGCAGAGTTAGGTTGTGCAGCATCCCATAAAGGGTTAGTTACAACTGAACTACCACGCTCCATTTTATTATTCTGACCCTTAGGGCCATCAACTGTTTCCGACGCACTGGTGTGCGAAACGAATCTTGCCATTAGCAATCTCCTTGTAGATATATCTATAAACCTAGCCTAGGTGTCCCACGCACTGTATTAGTGCCAATTCTCATAGCATCAGCCGAATCGTTACTTTCACCTGTAGCCAACCTACGGAACCATTCAACAGTCCAATAATCGTCAGGTTTCTCCACATACTCAGGAGCGAAAGCAAACTTTCGCATCTGATTAGCTAAAGCTAAAGCCATAACACGGTCATCAAAAGGTGAACCAGACATAGAACCCCTTTCGTTACGAACAAAAGTTCTTAACTCTTTAACAGTATTCAAATCGTAAATAGTCAACTCACCGTTACGCAACGCAGTAGACAAATCGTCAATCATTAAAGGTTTAGAAGTCCTAGTTGTTTTCCAACCATACTCTTGACCTATACGAGCAGTAACCTGATTTAAAGCACGTTTACGAAACAACCTAGGGTAACCCAACTGTCTTAAAACAGTGATCGTAGTTAAACCATGATTGTTAGATTCCACACAACACAACGCATCCCTGTAAAACAAACCGACACGCTCACATTCGTGAGCTAACTCGTCAGGAGGGATATGCCCATGCCACACAGCAACCTGTTCACCAGTACGAACATCCAACACTTGAATACACGAATAATCACCGTGACCTAAACCCTCAGCAGTATCAACACCCATAACGTAACTACTTTGACCATTAGGATATTCCCAAACAGTTAAACTCATACCCTAAACTCCACTGACCTAGCTGAAAGGTTATGCAAATAACCTTCAGTACCTGAACGGCAACGCAACTCCATTTCATCCAAAACATCTAAATCAAACACAGGGTTACCTGACCTTACAAACGCTTCCTCAGGCGTAGTCGGATACTCTTGAGCCAACTGCCAGGGTAACATCGAAATTTGTTTAGACTCGTACCAAGACTGGTCACGATCTTCAGTCGCAGACCACGGATAGAACATTGTCGCAAACTTGTTATTACCCGTTGATGCACCAGTCCAAAGGTGATGAAAAAAATTGCCAGAACCGTTAGCGGTGGACAAACCAATAATGCGACCACCGACATCAGCGACTGGTTCAATAGAAGCCCATGCTTCCTCTGGATTTGGTAAAAACGCCCATTCATCAACAACAATAAGCGTAGCTGATTCACCACGAGCAGGATCGGATGCCGAAGGCATCGAAGTTATTTGAGAACCATTCCCAAAAAATAATCTTTGCTGATGATCAACCATAGACTTAGGACCACGCTCAGTCATCCATCTAGGCAAATGAGAAAAACCATATTTGGTTTTACGCAACAACAACACAGCTTCACGCTCAGTACGAGACAAATCAATAATGTTCTGATCAGCGTGAAAATAAGCTAACCAAAACTGGTGAGCTGCAACAAGAGTAGTCCACCCAATCTGACGTGCCTTTAAGGTGAGACTGTAACGATTCTCTCCCCAGTGTTCGAGGGCATCTGATTGTGCACGTCGTAAATCAAATAAAATACGACCATGAGCAGGATGAGCGATATGCCAATACTTACGTAAGAAATAAGACTCATTTCTTTCACATTTTCTCCACTCTGCTTCTTGCCTTAATTCGGCTACACGAGACATCTTTAACCTTCGAGCAACTCGACCTTATCAGCTAACAACCTCAACTGATCGGCAATCGACAAAGGTTTTTCAACAGCTTTCTCCGACTCCTCAGTTTGCTTATCAGCCTCCTCCTTAGCAGCAACCATACGACTTATAGCATCCCAATCAATACCCTCAGCTAACGGATCAGGACCCAAATTTTCCAACTTGTAATCTTTAACAGACCAAGCCATATTCTTTTTAGCAACAGCAGGACCACCATAATAAGCATCCAACCAAGCTCTAGTAACAGCAGTTTTATCAGTCACAACAATATTGTGACGAACCCAATCTTTACCATCAATACGAGCACGAATAAACCCATCATCAAAATCGGCTTCACACTCAAACAAAACCTCAGGGCCACCAACCTTAACAGACCCAACCTTAATAGAATCACCCCACCTAGGTTTCTGCCCCAAATGGTAAACGTACATTCCAATAGGAACCATCAAACCAGAAGTCTTACCAAACCATGTACGAAAAGAAAAACCATCAGGACTAGGACGACGATTACCATGACCGAAAGAACGACCCTTAGAATCCTTCCAACGCAAATCAGCAAAACCTAAAGTCTTACCAGTCGAATCAGAGTTCCAGCTAGGTAAAAGCTTAACCCTGTAAGACACTTTCACATGACGTGAAGGTGTCACATCCTTATACAAAGCACACCCGTAATGACTGTTACGCTTAAACATTAATTGCAAAGCATCTTCACTCACATAAGAATTATGGATCTTCCCATCCCAAGAATCTTCCCAACCCTTATCAAAATTTTCGTGAACCAAAACGGACATGTTAACTCCTAACCAGGATGAGATTTTAAAAACTGTTCATATTTCTCAGGCGAATCCAAGATTATCGTAGTGTAAGAGTAACTTCCGCTATCCTTAGTATCTTTTCCCAACGTTACAGTAATAGCCCCCACCAAAGTACCAATAGCAATCAACAAACCCGTAATAGCTGTAATCAATTTAACCGTCTTGTTCATTCCACCTCCACAAATATACACTCCCCTGGACATTCCTCAGCAGCCTCAATAACAGCCTCTACCAAATCATCAGGTACCTGAACTGATTGAGCCATCTCATGCGTAGGTTCTTTAGGTCTTTCCGAACCCGCTTCCTTAACATAGAAAAGCCCATCATCATGTCCATAAAAAATGCTAGGACAAATCTCCTCACATAAACCATCCCCCGTACAGAGATCCTGATCAATCCACGTTTTCATTATCTACCGAAACAACGATTGTGCAATCCGAAGTAACACCCCAACCGCAAACGCTATAGATAAAGTAGTCGCCATCATTATTACGCCGATAATAACTTTGTCCCATTTGCTCAACCGCATGATTCGCACTCCTCAGGCGTTTCCAACCCGCAAAAGATTTCCTCATCGACAAAGGGATCAACCCACTCTCCCATAGCTTCTTCGGGGACATCACTCCACGGCCTCATCAGCAACCTCCTCAGGTTTAAACTCGGCCACCAAAGCCTCCAACTCTTCAGCTAACTCCAAATCAGACAAACTAGACGCATCCTTATCCTCAACAACAAGACGACGCTTCGGAGTAAACTTTTCAATATACTGCAAATACAAAGACGCAGCTTTAACATCACCATCAGCAGCCTGAGCAAACAAAGCATCAATCACAGTTTGCGTACGTTCAGGATGAATATTCAACTCAGCGGCACGACGGTCCCATTCTTTCATAAACCTAGGGTCACGCTTAATGCGTCTCACAGAATCCTCATGC